GTCTAGGGTCTCTAGGACAGGCTCTGATACAGGCAGGCGCCCCCAGACAAGGCCCGAGGCGGGGAACCCTTGCGGGGATCGCACAGGCCCTTCCTGCGTATGGTGCGGGACAGCAGGCTAGTATGGACGAAGTGCTGCAAAACCTTCTCAGACGCAAACAGGCCGAGCAGATGGTTGCAGAGCAGCAAGCAAAGCAGAGGCAGCAGACCGCACTGCAAAACATTATGCGGGGCAGATCACTAGAGGAGCAGTTAAGGGTGGAGGCTTTCCCTGGGTCTGCGGAAAGTGTGCTGTTCCCGCAAGAAGAGGCGTACACACTTGCCCCAGGACAAAGGCGATTCAAGGGAACGTCAGAAATTGCGGCAGTTCCCCCAGAGGTCGCTCAAAGCCAAGTTTATCAAGACTATTTACTCGCCACAAAAGACCCAATAAGACCATTTACGGGGTCTTTTACAGACTACCAAGTAATGCTAAAGCGAGCAGGTAGAACTCAGGTCACAGCAACTGCAACGGCTGGTCCTGGCAGGGATTTAACTCCAGGGCAGAAAAAGCGTGACGAAAAAGCTGCGGAAGACATTTTCCAATGGGAATCTGGCGGCGGTCAAGATATGGTGTCGCAGATTGCACAGTTAAAACCTGTAATTGCAGCACTAGAGGCCGGAGAACCGATAACTGGTATTCGCACCGCGATTCAGCCAGACCTTTTACTGGCTCTTACCAATCCTAAAGCCGTGGGCGCAAGAGAAGCGGTAGAAGAGGTTGTGCAAAGAAACCTGCGAGTTATCCTTGGCGCACAGTTCACAGAGAAAGAGGGTGAGCGTCTTATTTCTAGGGCGTTTAACACAAGACTTCCTCCAGAGGAAAATGCAAGGCGTGTTCGCAAGCTGCTTAAGCAGATGGAAACCGCAGCAGAACAAAAGCAGGCAATGGCAGACTACTTTAACCAGAATGGAACGCTAGTCGGGTTCCAAGGCAAGATGCCAACTGTGCGCGACTTTGAGAACGCTATGGAGGGCGGTGGGGCCGCGCAGCCAGCAAGAACTGGAGTAAAACGATACAACCCAGCTACAGGACGAGTCGAATAATGGATGACGTTATTGTAGAAATCCCAGGGGTGGGGCAGGTCGCTTTTCCTGCCTCTATGTCTGAGCAGGAGATAAATGCTGCTGCGGCTCGGTTGTACAGTGAAAGACAACAACCCTCTTTTACGCAACAGTTAGCGCGACAATTTAGGCTTGAGCCGTTTTCGCAAGAAATTGCAGAAGGAATGTTTGTAGACCCAGCGTTAGCAGTCGGGCAGTTGGTCTCTGAGGCTACGGGATTGGGTAGGCAAAGCGTAAGAGAGGCTGTTGCGGCTAGAGAGCAAAGATCACAAGAAGCACCAGGCGGCGCACTTACTAGGCTTGCAGGAAATATCTTAAGCCCTGCGACAAGCGTATTAGCCCAACAAGTACCACGCGCAGCATCTCTCATTCCGAAAATTGGTGGGTATCGTGCTACGCAGGCGGCAGTGACTGGGGGCGTTGGTGCGCCTTTGCTTTCTCCTGCTGTTGGCGAAGATGTTCTAACAGAACAAGCACAGAAAGCTGGATTAGGAGCAGTTCTAGGCCCAGTTGTAGACATTGCGGCTGCACCCCTTGCGCGACTTGCTACGCCTTCGTCTAGGCCAGAGCTAAGTGTTTTGCAAAGACAGGGAATTGATGTTCAGCAGTTTACCCCTGGACAGCAGCTTGGCGGCGCGTTCAAAAGCACAGAGGAAGCCTTAAAGAGCGTTCCTGTTGCTGGAGAGTTTATAAAACAAGCAGAGATTCGTGCGTTTCAAGAGTTTAATCGCGGGATGATTCAGCGAGTTATAGATCAGGTAAATCCTGAACTAAAGATTCCTGCGACTATGCAAACAAGGCAGGCACTAAACACGGCATACAAAGAGCTTGGGAAGTCATACAAAGAAACGCTGTCAAAAATGCGAATCACTCCGACAAAAGATTTTTATGACGACATTTCGACAACTGTAAACAGTTATGCTGATGATCTTGTAAGCCCAGATGATTTTGCAAAACTTTCAAGCCTAGTAGAAAAAAATGTTACCAAATGGATTCCAGAAGGAAAGCTATTGCCTGGAACCACAGCAAAACGAATTGACGAAAAACTTGGCACTTTAATTTCTAGTTATGGGAAAGGTGGCCCAGAAGATAGGTCAATTTCTAATGCTCTAAAAGACATTCAAACTTTGCTGCGAGACAAAATAGCCAATCAAGACCCAACGGGAAAAATAAAAGCTACAAACGCGGCTTATGCAGATTTTTTAAGGATTCAAGAAGCTGCGGCAAGGTCAACAAGGCCAGACCAGATATTTACACCAGAGCAGTTGATGGCTGCGGTGAAATCTTTAGATGCCACTAAGCGTAAAGGTGCTTTTGCTAGAGGGCAGGCAAGGATGCAAGAAACCGCAGAAGCTGCAAGAGGTGTTTTAGGAACAACCGTTCCAGAGTCAGGAACAACACCACGAATGATGACCCAACTGGCTGGTAGTGGGTTGGCTGCTACAGGGTTGGGGGCTGCCGGTGTTTCTTCTGGTTATATTGCGCCTGCACTTGCGGCTGGCGGTGGTCTTGCCGCCATGTATTCAAGGCCAGGTCTTGCTACCATAAGATCATTAAGTCAATTAGGCCCAGGTTTAAGGTCTACTGCGCCGATTGTTGCACCATCACTTTTAGACTAACGGAGCAATAAATGTCAAAAAACAAGATTTCAGAGTACAGCTCGACCGCCGGCAACAATACAGACATAGGCGGTATAAACATAGCGGAGGGCATGGCCCCGAGTGATGTAAACAACGCTATCCGCGAGCAGATGGCGCAGCTAAAAGAGTTCCTAGACGGATCATCTGGAGATACGCTTACCTCCGCAAAGATTGTCGCTACCACGGCGCAGATAAATAGCACTGCGACCTTTGGCGGTGCGGTGATTATGTCTTCAGATGTTACTCTCCGCGCACAAAGTGATCTGCGGTTTGCAGACTCTGATTCGTCGCATTATGTGGCTTTCCAGTCTCCCGCAACAGTCGCGGCTAACGTCACCTGGACACTACCTGCTGCGGATGGTACGAACGGTCAGGCGCTGTCTACAAACGGCTCTGGAACACTGTCTTGGCAGACTGCGGGTAATGCAGAAATTCTAACTCCAACAAATGTATCCCCTGCGGATGAAGCTACGGGGATTTTAGAAACGCCAACACTTACTGGATCAACTTATTACAGTCTTTATGGAAAGACTCAAAAATCAAGTCAATGGCAGATAAGTACCTCTTCCGGTTTTGGAACTACCGTTTACGACTCTGGTGAGGTTTTGGGAATTGGTGTAACTCAAGTTGTTCCTTCTGGAAATCTTCAAGTTTCTACAACGTATTATTGGCGGGTTCGGTATCGTGATATTGACGATACCTATTCGGAGTATTCCGCACCAACAGAGTTTGATACCGCAGCAGCGTTTAACAATTTTATTGCTACGCCTGCGGCAACTCCAAGCATCGGAAATTCATTTGAAGGCGGCTTCTACACTGGCCTTATTTGGAATCAGGTCACGCAGTCTGCTACTTCAACAACGATAGGAACAGGGTCTAAGACTTTTACGGTTACAGATGCTGCGCCATTGTTTTACGCGGGTCAGGCCGTTGAGGTTAGAAGTCGAGCCAACCCTTCTACCAACCGCATGATCGGTACTGTAACGGCTTCTACCGGAACCTCGCTTACTGTAAACGTCACCTCGGTAAACGGGTCTGGAACGCTTACAGACTGGTCTGTGATGGCAAAGTACCGTGTCATTGTTGCGCCTAAATCCTCGGGTGAAAACTCAAGCAAACAGTACAAAAACGCTAACACGGCGGCTCCAGCAGCTACTGGCACGCTTACTGAGGGGCTGAAAGCAACTGCGGCTATGGTCGCTGATGGAAACTCTACCGTCTACCCTGCGGCGCACTACTGCGATGGCTTAACCATCGGCGGTTACTCTGACTGGTATCTACCTGCAAGGGATGAGCTAGAGCTGATTTACCGAAACCTTAAGCCGGTTACGAGTAACAATTACACCACTGCAGATAGGCCCAACAGTCCAACGCCCAATTACACAAATTTAGGCAGTATTGGAACAGGTGGTACACAACATGGTCTTAATTACAACTCCGATCCTCAAGGTGTCGCCTATACCTCTGGGTCGCCTGCACAAACCTCCGTAGCGGCTTTCCAGTCTGGCGGCGCAGAGGCCATGACCTTTGGCTCTGATGCTTATTGGTCGAGTACGGAATACAGCACCACGAGCGCTTGGTTCCAGTACTACTACACGAGCTTCGCTGGCTACCAGAACTCCCACCCCGGCGTTAAGAACGATAGCTACTACGTTAGGGCAGTAAGGCGATCAATCATTTAATCCTTTAATCCTTTATGGCGCAGATAAAGCACTTACCAATTTACAAAACAGCTTACGAACTGTTGGAAATTGTCGTGCGTGTGACAAAAGGATTCCCTAGAGATTTTAAGTACAGCCTTGGGGAAAAGATTAGGAATGAGGTCATTGATCTTGTTGTTTTTATCTTCAAGGCCAACGCAACAAAAAAAGAAAGGATCGAACACGCAGGGCGAATACTTGAAAGAATAGAGGTTATTGATCTGCTAGTCAGGCTAACAAAAGATTTGCGAATCATTAACGTCAAGCAGTTTTCAGAAATCGTGTTTTTGACGGATAGCCTTGGTCGGCAAGCACAAGGTTGGATTAAGCACACAGCATCGTTGGCAGAATCTTAGAGGCCAAGGTGTCTAAGAGCGTCCATCTGATCGGGCCGTACCCGTTGGGAAACCACCGAAAGGGCTTTATAGCCAGTTTGTCAGCGGAGGATTCTGCTGACCGATGTGTGAGTGTACGGCATAGCACCACGAACGCTTGGAACCAGAACTACAACACGAGCAACCCTGGCAACCAGAACAACAACAATAAGAACAATAACAACTACGTTAGGGCAGTAAGGCGACCGGAGGCGATGTCCTGTGCTTGATTTTACGGTTTTTAATCTTTTCCAGTCTTACTATGATTGCCGCAAGACAAAGCGCAATACATGGAACGCCAGGATATTTGAGGAAAGACTCGAAAAGAATTTGATGAACTTGTATTACGACCTGAAAGAAGAAACCTACGTAATAGGAAGATCAATCTGTTTCCTTGTTGAAAAACCTAAGATTAGAGAAATCTGGGCAGCGAATTTTAGAGATCGAATTGTGCATCATCTTTTGTACAACAAGATCAGAGATAGGTTTCACAATAGTTTTATTTATGATTCGTACGCCTGTATTCCGAAGAAAGGAACGCATAGAGCAGTAGATCGGGCCGAGCAGTTATGCCGAAGCATGACTAAAGACTACAGTGAGAAAGGTTACTTTCTAAAGCTGGATGTTGCTAATTATTTTGTCAGTATCCGAAAAGACATTTTGTCTCGTTTGATCGCAAACAAAGTATCAGAACCGGAATGGATGGCTTTGGCTAATCAGATTTTGTTCCACGATCCAACGGTGAACGTTTATGTTAAGAGCGATCCTAAGCTATTAGAACTGATACCGCCGCACAAGAGTTTGTTTGCAGCTAAAGGGCATGGATTGCCGATAGGTAACTTATCGAGCCAGTTCTTTGCGAACATTTATTTGAACGAGCTAGATCAGTTTGCGAAGCACCAGCTAGGAATTAAGTACATGGTGCGGTATGTCGATGACATTGTAATTTTTGATAAAGACCCGCAAAAGCTGTACTCGTATATCAAGCCAATGGATGACTTCATACGAGAGAACTTACATATACACTTCCACCCTAACAAGGTAGAAATAAACAGCTTAGATAAAGGCTTTAAGATGCTTGGGTTTGTGGTTAGGCCAAGAGCAAGGTACATACGGCAAGAAACGGTACGCAGGGCAAAAAACAAACTATTGCAGATGTCAGAAAAGCAAGAGCCTAAAAAAGACATTCGTGCGGTGGCGAACAGTTATCTAGGGATATTTAGGCAGGCTAAGACCTGGGCAGAGCGCGAGAAAATAGCAATATTGTTAAGCCGTTTTGGATGGTGGTTTACACCGAAACTTGATAAAGTGATTCTAAGGAAGGGTTACGCATGAAGATTAAATTTACTTATGTAGACTCAGTTACCCAGGTATCGGTAGCAAAAGAGCCTGCCAAGCATGGGCCGCATTTCCCAAAGATCAAGGGATTGCAATATCTGTTTGCTCTTGAGCGCAAATACCCAACGGAAGTGCCAGAGTTTATCGGGGAATGTGACGATGACGCAGAGCAGATCGACGGGTTCTTAAAAACTTTAGATGACCAAGAGTTTGCACTTGAGCAGCAGGCCGAGATAGATGCCCAGGCACATCGAGTGCGTGTCAATAGAACGCTGAGACTTCAGGCAAGCGACTGGACGCAGTTAGCAGATGCACCTGTAGACAAAGAAGCCTGGGCAGCATATCGGCAGGCTCTGAGAGATATGCCCGATCAAGAAGGGTTCCCTTGGAATGTAAGTTGGCCTGATGCGCCCGAATGAACGAGGTTGACCGGTGGAAAAACAGACGCAAGATGGCGTGGATCTCGATGCTGGCTGGTATCGGGTTTCCTTTGCTTCTGTTGGTCACAGAGTCACCGCAACTGGGTGCAATAGCAGGGCCATTTTACATCTTCATAGGGGCGGTTGTAGGGGCGTATATCGGCTTTACCGCATGGGATGACAAGAATGTTATGGAGCATAAAGACCACTCTCATCACAGCAGGGGCCGCATTTATGATCGGGGCTACGACAGCGGGGGTGATGACAGCGAAGTACAAAAACGCTAAGTTTGAAGCGTTTAAGTCTGCGGCAGATGCTGCTTATGCACAGGCGCAGGCCAAGACATTAGAAATCGAACTGAAGAACCAGATGCTGGCAAAGGAGCTAGACAGTGCGTACAGGCAGGGTAAGAAGGATATTGACCGGCTTAGCAGCGAGCTTGCTACTGTCAGGCTGCGCGACCCCAATGCCCGTAGTTGCCCCATGCCCGACCCCCCAGCCGCCGGAGAGCCTAAAAACCAAGCCGCCGGAGCCGACCTTTCAGCAGAACTTACGCAACTACTTCTTTCCGAGTCCCGCAGAGCCGACGAAGCAGCCCTCTACGCCCAGACCTGCTATCAGTGGATAAAAGATGTTCAGGCTAAGTAAGCGCTCCCATGACCGTTTGTTTGGTGTAAATCCCAGACTAGTTGCGGTAGTCAACTCTGCTATTGGTATCACCAAGGTGGACTTTGGTGTTGTGGAAGGGCTACGCACGATGGCAACCCAGGAGGCGTATGTCAAGGCAGGTAAGTCTCAGACAATGAACTCCAAACACCTTACGGGCGATGCGGTAGACCTGATGGCCTTCGTCAACGGCGCGGTATCCTGGGAGCTAAACCTTTACGACGAGATCGCTGAAGCTATGAGGATTGGTGCTTTAGAACACGACTTACCTTTACGCTGGGGAGCTGCGTGGAACATTCCAGACATCAGACGTTGGGATGGAAACATGGAGTCTGCGATGAGTTATTATATTGATGAGCGCCGCAGACAAAACCGCAGGCCGTTTATTGATGCCCCACACTTCGAGATAGGATAAGAGAATGGCGCACCACGATCTAGACACCGCAAAAACAGTCGCAGATGTTGCTGCGGTTGCGACTACTGTGGGAACCCTCGCTCAAGTATTGCCTTCCATTGCTGCGTTGTTTACGATTGTCTGGACGGGTTTCCGCATATACGAAACAGATACCGTCCAAGGATGGCTCGGTAAAAAGCCACCCCAGGAACAGGACTAAAACGGCAGGTCGTCATCCAGTCCGTCTAGCGCACTTTTCTGCGGCTTAACTGGCGCATTTCCTACACTTTCCCGCGGCTGGAAGACTAAGCTGTAGAACTTCCCTGTGCCATCTTTCCTCTCCTTCAGCCAGCCAGAAATCTTATACTCCACACCGTCAATTTCGCAGTTTCCGCGAATGTCTGGGTGCTTATCCTCGGTTTTCTTATCATTTTTGCTAATTATTCCCCGCATATTGTTATCGTAACTCATTCGGTCATTTCCCTTCTGGTTATTGTTTCAAACAAACCATCTACCTCCGCAAGAAACTTCTCCGCTTCGGCCTCTATTTCTGCTATTTCCCCAGCAGTGGGGTAAAAACGCCTTACAAGCAGTTGTTGCGGTTCTGGCATACGAGGGTCATAGGAAACGAAATCAACCCAGCCACGACCCGTTACGGCGGCTTGCAGGGTCATCTGCGCCCGATGTTCCTCTGGTATGCCTCCGTCCAGAATCCAGCCGACATGGGTTGCGGTATTTGGGCATTTAATCTCTATTAGCCCGTCATCTACAAACCCGTCCGGTGATGCGCCGCAAAACTCTATGCGCGGGTGGTCTATAAACCCAACATCGGTGATGATGCGTCCGGTCTTGGCCTCATACGCTGCCTTGGCCTCGGGTTCCTTCTCTATTCCCCATTGCATCGCGGTACTGACAAACTTATCCAGGATGTCGCCAGTCATCCTCTCGCAGAGAATTTCGATCTTGAGATTCTTTCGCTCCGCGCTATCCTCCCCGTTTTTAAGACGCTTGACCGCAGACCGCATACGCGAGGCAGTCAACTTCCCTGTTCGGGCGTTAAACCACTCCCCCGTGCCTTGTAAACTGTTTTCTTGCCTAGTCATTCTCTTTCTCCTCATCGAACCCACAAGTGTTCCATCTTTGGTTTAGCACCGGCCTGTATCAACTCTTCACGCGAGTAAACTTTGTTGTTGTATTTCTTTGGTGGCAAAGTGCTGAGAAGATTAGGCTCCCAGAATCCAGGCCCAACCCATCCAGGCTTCTTACCGAAACGTGGAACAAAAAGAACTTCTAAATAACCGTCGGTGTATTTCACCGTTGCGGTGAAACACTCTACGTTATCTTTTCCCATACGCTGTAAGTCAGCCATAATCACCTCACAAATTGTTTGTTGGCCCACATATTCACACAGACTTGCTCCAAATCCATGCTCGGTGGGTTTGTTTTTAGAGCATCTCTTAACCCCATGTTGTATGCCTCTATAACATCTCGTGGCATATCCACCGCAGGCGAGGTTGCCTGCATCTTGTTTATGCTTATGGCAATCAAGGTGGTTAGGGTTATCCCCACAACTAAGCCCAAAGCCCACTGTTTGTTTCCCTCACTCATAGTTATCGCTCCTCGAAATGGGCAGTCTCGCCCTTGTTCGCAATTCCCATCGCAGCAGGTTTTCATAGCATCTCCGGCAGAAAGTTAAGGAGAAGAAAGAGAGCCGCAAGAAAGATTGCGACACCAGCACCGTCCCAGTATTCGTTCATGCTGCCTCCAATTTCTTAAGTGTTTTGTGTACCTCAGTCAAACAACCAGACCAGGCTTCTGAGTTGCCGCGCTGGTATGCATAATAAAGTTCGCTGGCAATCCAGTCTGCAAGGTGCTGGCTATCACTGCCAATCATCTTGTCAACGTAGGCTTTCACTTCTTCGCGGTTTGAGTAGTTCATATCGTCTCCTTTCGTCTGTAGTACATCGCCTTCCACTCTTCCATCGGCATACTTTCCTCTTTCTTCCAGGCCCAGTCAGACAAATAGTCTGCCTCTTGTTGAATTGCGGTACACAACTCACGGATTCGCTTTGTGTCGAGGTTCAGGCTTGAGCGCGTCTGTTCCTCGATCTGCCCGAGGATGTGCCGCATATTGTTAACGATTTCTCCCTGGTTCATTTGACTCTCTCCTTGGCTTGATCTTTTAGGTCTTCGGCAATCTTCTTGTCTTCCGCACTCAGGTTGCCCCACAATGCTTGCAGGCTTGCCATGCTATCCACAGCCCTAAATGCAACCTCTAAAGCCCCGCGTTTTGGATGAGTCTGTTGCAGCTTTGGAGGTGCTTTGGTAGCTGCATTGCCATCGTCATCTTCCCCGCAAACCCCAAACGCTGCCGACAAAGAGTAGCGCCGAGCGTAGGTGAGAGCAGAGCCAAAGCCTTGCGCGTCACGCTTGGATACCGGAACCGCGACGATTCCTGTAGACATTGTTTCGCCGGACTCATGGATGATGACTGTTTCTATCGCCGCGTGATCTGCAATGTTGTGGCTGATCTGTGAGAACCACAAACCGTTAGGCTGTAGGGCTGGTTTTATGACCTCGACCACAGAGGCCAGGTCAGCGTACCAACTCTTAAAGTGCGGGTTCTGCTTGTCTTTCTTTGCGGACTCAATCACGGCAAATGCTTTTGCCATCGCTTTAGCGAGGCTTGCGATTTCTGAACTCATTCTTTCTCTCCCATGCTAGTTTGATTGCTGTCTTGAGGCTGTGTCCGCACCTGCGGTAATAGCCCACCATTCGCAAGAAATTCCTCATACTCTTGCTCCTCTAGTTGCTGTTGGTAGTGAAGGTATTGCAGGTCTTCCATGACTTTCTCCTTTTTCATCCGGTCTGGAGACATCGACCGTGAGAGAAATATAACAGTCTTTTTGGGAGATGTCAAACAGTATCGGTCAAACTTTCTTAACTATTGGGGTTGTATTGGTAAGTCTATGATTTGCAATCATTTTGTGATAGGTTCGCCTTGTGAAGATAACTCGCGCCGCTTGCGTGGCAAGTTATGAGTTCCTATTAAGCCTGCCACCGATAAAAGCCTGGAAGCTCCCACCTTCGCAAGAGGTAGAGTTTCGCGTCCGTGCTTGGACTAGCCATTTCGGTGAGTACGACGAGCGCGGCATCATCACAATATCCACCGCAAAGCACGGGCATCTGGATACCCTGCTGCGGACGATGGCGCACGAAATGATCCACCAAAAACTCCATCTCTCTAACTACCCAGACTGGGATCAGCACGACGAGCGATTCCTCGAGCTGGCTCATGCGGTGGCTAAAGAACTGGGGTTCGACCCAAAGGAGTTGTAATGAAAGCCAAGTGTACCGATCAGGAATTTATCCAACTGTTCCGCGAAACAGGCAGTCCGGCACGGGTTGCGGAAATACTGGATTGCTCGGAAAAGGTGGTCTACAACCGCCGCCGCAGGCTGGAACACCGACTAGGCATCACACTAGAGAGTTATGCGGCAAAACAGAACAGCGTTGTTGTTTCATATGTTCGGAAAAATGAAATAAGTTACGAGGCAAAGAAACAGACGATCCTCGTGGCCTCAGACGCACACTACTGGCCTGGAGAGGCTACTACAGCACACAAAGCCTTTATCAAGTTGTGCAAGCAGCTCAAGCCTCACGCGGTAGTCTTAAACGGGGATGTTTTCGATGGGGCTAGAGTAAGCCGCCACGACCCTCTTTACAAAAACGACACGCCCACGGTTCGACAGGAACTTGAGGTTTGTCAGGACAGACTCGGAGAGATCGAGAAGGCCGCACACAATGCGACTTTATTCTGGCTGTATGGCAACCACGACACCAGGCTGTGGCGTTATATGAAGATAAATGCCCCAGAGGTTGAAGGGGCTTTTGGTGCAGACTTGTTCGACTACTTCCCAGGCTGGCATCTCGGATATGTGATGCACGTAAATGGCAACACTGTTATCAAGCACAGGTGGCATAACGGCATTCACGCGACTTGGAACAATGTTTTGAAATCAGGGCGAAATATTGTGACCGGACACCTACATAAGTTGCAGGTTACGCCTTTTGGGGATTACAACGGGAGAAGGTATGGGGTAGATACCGGAACGCTTGCGGAGCCTTATGGCGAGCAGTTTGCCTACCTTGAGGGCAACCCTGTTCCCTGGGCAAGTGGGTTTGCGGTGCTGACGTTCGACGAGGATGGAATGTTACTACCGCCAGAATTGGTAGAGGTAATCGGCGAAACGGCCTATTTCCGAGGCAAACCTGTTTAGTTAAACTATTTTTTGTGTTATAATTTTTTTTGCGCTGTGGCGGCGCATAGCTGGGCAGATAGCCAGTCCCTTTCGGGCTGTCCCTTATCTGACCGAATCTTAAACCCGTCAGGGTGCTGACCAGCCGGAATGCCACCGGATAGGGGATAGCGCCGAAGGAGATTGGCTTGCACTACTATCAGTTCAACATTGGCGACTATCGCAGGGATGCTCAACATCTTGGGTTGCTTGAGCATGGAATCTATCGTCAACTTATAGACACCTACTACCTCAACGGTGGCCCACTAAAGTCGGATCACGACCAGCTTATGCGAACGCATTGCGTTCGGACTGCGGAAGAAAAGCGGGCGTATGAAAATGTGATTAAAGACTTCTTCGAGCAGGATGGTGGCTTACTTATCCACAGGGGATGTGACAAGGTTATTGCGGCATTTCGCAAGAAGTCTAAGAGTGCAACAGACTCCGCAAACGCCAGATGGAGCCAATCCCATGCGAACGCATTGCAAACGCAATCCGAAGGCAATGCTAACCATAAACCAAGAACCATAAACCAAGAACCAATAAAAGACATTACGCGCCTAAAGGCGGTTAGTTGTCCACAGGGGATTCCTGAAGACTTGTGGAAAGACTTTTGCCAGCACAGAAAGTCTGTGAGAGCAGCAATAACCCAGACCGCAATTGATGGCATATACCGAGAAGCAAAAAAGGCTGGGTGGTCTTTAGAGGCTACTTTGCGGGAATGTGTGCTGCGAGGTTGGCGAGGGTTTAAGGCTGAGTGGGTAAAAGACAAACAGTCTGATAAGGCTCTATCGTTTGCGGAGAAAGACGAACTTGCTAAACGCAAGCGGTGGGAAGAAATGACGGGTCGCAAGTGGCCCGAGCCTGGTCAAAAATCGGAAAGGTTGAAGATACTATGAACTTGAAGGCTATAGACGCTTTGTGGAACAAATTGCTTGTGGTCTACGGTTCCGAATGGGACAAAAAGTTTTCCGGTATGCCGCTAGACGAGGTAAAGGGAGCCTGGGCTGATGAGTTGCGCGGATTTACGATTGACCAGATCAAATACGCGCTTACGATTTTGCCGGAACGCGCACCAAATCTTATACAGTTCAAGGATCTTTGCTCGAGGTCTCCCAAGTATTTCGAGCAACAACAGTTAACCTATAGACCACAACCGAACTCAGAGAAGATAGCCGCGTTTAGAAAAGTTTTCGCGGAGAAAATATGACAGAGACTGTTGCATCTTCCTGCCCAGACTGTTATAGTCGGTCTGAGGGCTTTCCTGGGGTCTTTGACATCAGGTGTGCGGAGTGCAGAACGGCTCTTGCAATGTCTGAATCCTGCAAGTTAATCCGCAAGTCGATGGTGGAGGCGATGGAAAGAAATTGGGGCGAGGTAAAAGACTGGAAGGCTGAGCCGCATTGTGGTTGTAAAGCGTTGTGTCTAA